CACCTGCTATGGTGTCTCCAAATCTGGTGGTGTCAAATATCTCATTACAAGTTAATTTAGAATTAGAATGAAGTTCGTCATGATAACCATATGACATGATACCATCATAGTCACCACAGAGATCATACCATCCATGGCCAAATTGAGGAAAAATGTAACCACTATTGGGAAAGGCACTATTGTTAGGACCATGTGCGAGACCAACAGCATGACCTAATTCATGTATATCTGTTTTAAACGTACAGACAGACATTCCTGTGGGTACGAGTCCACCTGTGGTGAAGGATCTATTAGGATATGCCACACCACAAGTATCCGGATATGAGGTTCCGTATCCTAGTCCAACATCAACTGGTAATTGCTTAGTTAGACTTTCCAAAGATCTCAAAGTACCCCAACTTGCATAGTATAATTTCTTGAGTTCATATCTAACGAAGACACCAGATTTTTCATAAAAATCATTGTACTTCTTTACTCTTGCCGACCATTTAGACCAAAAATAATCCTCTGGATCGGGGAGGATTTCTTCATAGAGAGTAACAGATGAAGAACCTTCTCTATTATCATAAAGCAGGACTGCTAACTCCCAAGTCACAATATGATCGTCTGCTTCTCCGTAGTAAATATGTGGTTTACCATACTGTTTGTATCCCTGACAATCCACTTGATTATCGACGGAACATGTAGGTTCAGATTCTATAGTATATAAAAATTCTTCTTCATTGAGAGAAACAATGCCTTCACCGACTCTACTATCGCCATAGATGTGTATCGTATAATCGTCTATTCGCTCGACGTTACCGATTGTAAGTTCGGTTGGCTCAAGATACCAGTCTATGATCAGAGGTCTACCATCTTCGTCGACATATGGTTCGTCAAACTGTTCAAATCTAACTTCAATCACCACAGGATTGAATCGATCGCCTGAAGGAATCACCACATCAAATACTGCTACAGGATCTTCCCAACCACAATCATATGATTGTTCTTCTCTTTCTTCATAGAAACCATATTCACCATCATGGTATACGGTGACTTGAGTATAATCTTCACAATATTGTTCGCTGATAGTTCCTGCTTCTGGAGGATTCCAACCACATTCAGGCGATCTTTCAGTTTCGCGCACAGTCGAACCGCCACTACCGTTAGCGACAGTCTCGACTAATGTGTATTCGTTACAGGAAGAAGCAAGGATTGTGCCAGCTGGTGGGTGTGATGGACCAGATCCACCACAAGCAGATAACAAAGCACCAATTGTATACAGAATAATATATCTCATCATATTCTTATATAGGAGATGAGATTGTTTAACCCATGTATATTTTATCTATGTGATCCGAAAATGCTTCAATCTTAGTCAGACGTTCTGGCCAATAAATGTAGTCGCGCTCTGGGTCTTTCTTAAGATTATTTAAAAGTGGTTGGATTGCCTTATAGATGTTATCGAGTCGTGCCTTGATCTCATCTGCTTCTGCTGTTGTCGACTCCAACTTGGCGGTAGTTTCTTGAATTACCTCAAGTTCGTCGAGTGTAACTGCTGTAAAACCAAAGTCAAAGATGTCGTCACTCATCATCTTCCTCCCATGCTCCGCAATAGTTACAGGTTTCGTTTTTACCGATCCACATTATACCCATCTCTACAGTACAAGAGTGCTGCCACATATTGTCATAGTTGACTTCGTGTAGCATCTTGGGTTGTTGGGGTTTACTGAAGATACGATCCCAGTTAGATTCAAACTGCTCTCTGCTTACCGAGAGTGGTCTCGGCGTGTCACCCTTTCCGCTCATTGTAAAATAATTCCGCTAGTTTGTTGTTGCCATGCCTTTTCAAGTTCAGGAGCAGTTGCAACTACAGCAACAATGCTTCCTTTATAGAAAATGGCACCTGTGGGATCTTTAATACCTGTTAAACAAATACCAGGAGCAAGACCTGCTCCTTCTGATTGATTGACAAACAAACGAGGATCTGCTAGTTCAATGGAGTCAGTATTGTCTTCAACTACACGTCCAATCACTTCACCTACATGCGTCACTAATGTTACAACTTCACCTTTCATAATTTATCACCTCGATTTACATAATTTTCTCTGTTTTTCATTATCCACCGATCAAGTGCTTCTTCTAAATCTTCTTGATCGAACGTGCCTTCTTCATGTAATATTTTTATTATCTTCATTCCACCTTCAGCAGAACCATCTTTATATCCTAGTTGGAATCCTACTGTTCCTCCTAGTAGTCTACCTATGTAATATGCTCCTGCGATTAATAAGGTGGCAATGATCGTATGTGTATACGGATCCAAACTAAGTTCCGATAAAATTTGTAATCGCTGGTAAGAACTGAAGGATAACTAATCCTCCAAGAACCATGTATGTTATACGTTCTACTCGTACAAGGCGAGTTTCAATATCATCTAGCTGTTGTTTCAAGCCATGTACAGACTCTTCAATGTGGTCTATTTTGCTTTTCAATACCGCTACCTCTACCTGAAGTTTAACTTCTGATTCGTCCTGTAACATTTGAGTGATCCAAGGGAAGAAAATTTGTAGAGTTATTTAGTTAAATTGAAAACCCTCTGCATTAATTTTTTTACCTGTATTGGTTAAATCAAAGAGTGGCACGTCCTCTTCCGGTATTTTTTTACCAGATGAGACATCATTAATTAAATCATGCTCAGCATCTTCAACGTCAAACAGTTTCATCTTACTCCTGTCTACACCGATCACGAATCGTTTATGCATATTCGGGTCGCTGTAACGATTCTTCAACTGCTTTACCATAATCTGATTTAGAGCATTGAGTTCATCATTGGATACCATAGCAAGCATCAGGTCAGCGGTAGCAGGTAGACCAAACGATTCACTCGTATCTTCGAGACCAGGATCGGATGACCCATAACCTGATCGCGTAGTCTGCGTTGCTGACATGATAGGCAGATTAAACTCAACAGCAAGACCTCGTAACTCCTCGGCAATTGCCTTAACAAACGTGTAAGTATTTACTGATCCACCAACCGACTTGATACGAGATGAGGAGCAGATATTCAAATAGTCGATGAATACAATATCAGGTACAAACTTCTTCTTGAGTTTGAGTTCATTCATCAGTGCACGGAAGTGACCCGAATGTGCCTGTGACGTGGGATATTCCTTGATAACCAGAGTCCCTTGTGTTTTCTCAGCAATCTTCTGTACCTTACCTACAAACATGTCTTTTGATAGATTTGCAATCTGGTCTAACGACACGTCTAAAAGGTTGGCATCAATACGTTCAGCGATGCGTTCCTCTGCCATTTCCATAGTCACATACAGTACGTTCTTGCCTTGACTCAAAGCAGAGGCGGCACAGTGACACATGAAAAGCGACTTACCAACACCTGTACCAGCGAGGATAATGTTTAGAGACTTGTTAGGCAATCCACCCTTGGTAATCTTGTTTAAATACTCAAGATCAAAAGGGATGCGCTCTTCAACTGTGTGATAGAACTCGTATCGACTCTCTGCATCCTGTAAGTAATCGTGACCGATATTAGTATCAAAAGTAACAGCAAGTGCCTTCGATAAAATATCAGGCAGTGCGTTTTTGGTCAGAGTCTTGTGCTTACCATCAATGATAGAGATAGACTCCATGACAGCATTAAACAAGGCACGGTCTTGACACCATTTCTCAGTGCTATTGACCAACCAATCCATATCAGTTTCGGTATCTTTACGGAATAAATCAGGCAGGATATCCATAGCATGCCTGAACGCTTCTTCAGAGAACGTCTCCTCACTCTCCTGTAGTGATACCTTAAATGCATCAATGGAAGGGATACCATTATACTTTGCCACATACTTGGCGAACTCTTTGAATAGTTGTTGTCCCACTCCCTCAAAGTATTTGGGATCCATAAAAGGAACAACCTTGCGCATATATTCTTCGTTAGTGAAGAAAGAACGCAGTATCATATTTTGCATATCACTATTCAATTTTATTTCCTTCTTCGTCATAGAGACCTAATGCACCATCTCGCTTGAAGGTTTTAAGAACACTAATCACACATGAGTTTAACACATTCATGAAATGCACATAATCTGACCTTTTTTCTTTATCAGGATCAAAGACTATGTCCCAGGTGTACCTTAATTTTTCTCCCTCAATCACAATATCTTTCGTTCGAATTATCATGTCATTGAATGGTTCTTTGAGTAACATGAGACACCACAAGTCTTCGTTCGGTGGATCATCTGGATCTGGTATTATCAAATAATCTTCAAACTCAGATGCGTCAAACTGATTTATCAACTCATCAGAAAGAGTTTCGATATGAAGATCGTCGTCAGTAAAATCGATGTAATCATCAGACATCAATAAACTCTCGGTTCTTTATATGTTGTTCAGCAATCTCATCTTTGGATTGTCCATGATATTCAACAGCGATGTGTTTCTCGATCATCATGGCATTGACGCTGCGATATGAGTCAGTCTCACCGTCGTAAATCATAAACTCACCAAGGATGCGACCGAACTTACCGCGTCCATCTTTCTTGGTGCGAATGATACCTGTCTTACCAAGTGCGTTCTTCAGATAGTTCTTGGCATACAGTCCATATTTCTTTTCTTCTTTGTCACGAGTGCGCGACTCAGGCGTGTCGATACCGTACAGTCGGATACGTTGATCACGCAGGACAACATCAAATCCTAAATCAATATCAACATCAACTGTATCACCGTCAACTACCTTGACAATCTTACATTGATACTCAAACATATTCTTCCTCTAATTCTAGTTCAAGTTCCTCTATTTCTCCGCCAATCTGATATGACTTCCTTACGAACTCTTTGAAGTCAGATTCGGTAAGGATCGGCTCCCAGAAAGTATCTGTTCTTGTATCTTTCTCTCTGACTTTGTTGCCAACGAGTTGTCCAGTGCTCTTATCAACAAGTTGATACCACCCGTTGCTAGGTTTAATAACATACCCACCAGCAAGAGCAATATCCAAAAGACCAGAGTAACGCTCAATACCACCTTCCCAACTAACTGAGACAGGAACTTTTGACTTNTCTCTAACATAACGCGACTTCTCCACGTTGATTATGAAATCGTAACCAGTGACTTCAGTACCAGTCTTGTTCTGGCGNCGACCAATGATCCACACATTATCAGCAGAGTACATAATACCTGTGCCACCTGATACAATATCTTTCGGGAACAGTCCAATCTCTTTATATGTGTGGTTTACTGCCAGCATCGGAATATCTTTCATAGTCAGGTATGGCGTAACCATACGGAACAGACCCTTCAATGCTTTTGCTCTTGACATATCTGCGACTGACTTCTCATTGATAGCATCCTCAAGTTCTTTCTTCGATGCTAAATTACCGATGGAGTCAATGATGATGATAACTTCGTCACTCTCTTCCAGTTCTTCTAACTGAGCAATCAAGTCAAACTTTAATTCCTCGACGTTGGCGATAGGAGTATGAAACACACGATCAGTGTCGATACCGAAAGTCTTAAAGTATGCTTGAGGCGAACCGAACTCTGAATCATAGAACAGAACGACCGACTCAGGTTTCGCTTTCTGATATGCTGCTGCCATCAACAAAGCGAACGAAGTCTTGAAGTGCTTACTTGGACCAGCGAGCACAGTCAACCCAGAGGATAAACCACCGTCAATGTCGCCACTCAAGGCAACGTTGACCATGGGTACGCCTGTGTTGATCAACGGTCGTTCTACAAAGAACTTAGAATCAGACAGAGTCTCCGCTGCCTTGATCTTACTGTTCTTTTTTAGTTTGGACATTATACTCATGCTGCATCCTCATTAAATAAATCTAGTTGTTGTTCTTCCTGAACCTCGACATCCTCTTGATCGTCATTTTTTCCGAAGTCGATTTTCTGAGCGATTTCTCTTTCATCAAGATCGTATTCTTTTCTGTACTCATTGTTGATCTCAACTGCCTTTTCGAGAAGTGAAAAACAATCACTGTATCGTGTTAGCGCTGCGATATCCTTTGGGAAACATGCACCACCAAAACCTTTCTTCCCATCTGGTCCAGGTGCACGCCAGTGAGTTGCGCCAACACGTGGTTCCTGTGATACTGCCTTCAAGACTCTGATAGGATTACATGTGTTTGATTCCTCTTTGACAGCATCTGCTAGTTGATTGAAGAATGTAACTTTTAGTGCCAGAAAACTGTTGATAGCATACTTTATAAAAGATGCCTCCATAGGATGAACCACCTGTACACGATTACCAGCACTAGGCATTCTCACATTAGTATTGTGCTCAAAGAAATCCATTAGTTGTCCCACTGAAGCAGGTAGACCACCATAAACTAAAAACTCTGGATTACTGAACTCGTATTCAGAGTTTCTTTCTGTGAGAAACTCAGGAGCATAGATGAATCTATGGTGATCTCCTCTTTGGTCAATAACACGAACAATCTTTTCTATAATATCAGGAGTCACTGTAGACTTAAGAACAACGCCTGCCTTTGTTAGTTTGATGACCTTCAATATGGCATCAATAGTATCTGCAGCATCAATTTTTCCAGAATCGCTGGTTGGCGTGGGAGTACAGATAAAAACCAACGATGGGTTTTGGTCAACTAACTGGTCAATGTTTGTGTTGTATATCGGGTCAACAATGAACCTTTCAACCTCTGGTACAAAAGACCTCTCAACTGCCTTTCCAACAAAACCATGTCCAACTACACCAACGATGGGTTTATCTCCTTTTTGATAATCAGGATCTGTTGGGAAAAAGTTTGTATCTGGACCTTGCTCTGGTCGCTCTGGTTGGGATTGTTGCGAGTTTTGTAGTTGCTGCAAAAGTTGTGCCTGCTGCAATAATCTCATCTGTTCTTCATTAATTTCCATTAATCATTCTCCATAACAATATGCATATTGTACTATAATTTGAATTAATTGTCAAGCATTATCTCAACGTTGACACCGCTTTTCTCAAGGAACTCTAGTCCTGATCCAACACTGGCGTCGTAAGACTTAGCGACATACACTTCTTTGATGCCAGACTGATAAATCAGTTTGGCACACTCGATACATGGGGTGTGAGTACAGAACAGGGAAGCACCCTCGCTACTCTCACTGCTCCTTGCTATCTTTGCGATTGCGTTCTCCTCAGCATGGATCACTTCAGGTTTGGTACGATAGGTCAGATCAGGTTCCCAGTCGCCCTCAGACCACTCAGGCGCTTCACACTCGTTATCCCAACCAGTTGGTGTACCATTGTATCCTATGCTGATGATACGTTCATCTTTGACTACGATAGCACCAACCTTGAGTTTCTTAGCATGACTCAGGTTAGCAAAGGTGTGCGCCACCTCCATAAATGCTTCTTTAAACTTCTGCTTCATGAGTCTAGAATCTTATCAACACCCTCAACCATTTCGAGAGCATGTACATATTTGCCTACCTGCGCTTCAACCGACTCGACAATGTCAGGATGCTCACCGATACCCACTGCTTTTTCATACACTTCGATGTTGACCAGTGCTTCTTCCATCACTGCTAGATGCTTTGCTCTCACTGCTTTCAATAGTTTTACTTTCATCTAAAAACCCGCCATTTTATGATTAACTTTAGAATGCTTTTCCTCATCATTGCGAACATGCCAAATCATGTCCCATAAAGTTGCCTCGTCCGACATACTATAATACTCGATAGCAAGTGATGGGGCAGGTGCATTCTCAATCTGACCTGATGTAATTAACTCAAGATACTCAGTGTATGATCGTACTGCTTCTTCCTCAAAGTATGCAATCATTTTGTGTGCAGTGTTCGGGGCGAAGATATAAAATACGAGATAGAAGTGCCAGAAGATAAACTGCGCTACCATTATCAACAACTTCTCAAACCAATTAGGTTTCGCAATCTCAATGAAGAACATCAGATGCATACGCTCGTTCTCTGCCTCTGCGAGCAACTCTCTGATCTGTGGACCATACCCTCGCTTGTGTTGACGCAAACTTTTAAGATGAATCAACATACCAGCAACCATGCCAGGAACACCAGCGATAGTTTCTAACACTACCGCACGGTGTCCGTATCGTTTAGCAAAGAACGTATCGGCGAAGAACCGAAAGAACTTTGTCATTGATCTAGCGAACCAGTCTCTCACGACGCGTAGTTCGCATACATTACAAGAGGGAACATAACAAATAAGAATGTCCAAAAGTATTTGTCACTCTTGTATACATCAACTGCTTTGTCAAAAATATCTCTCATCCTTCCTTCTCCAAATGATTTAAACATCAAAACTGCTCCGCTTCAGTTGAACCTGACAAGGCAGCGGTAGAACTACCAAGTGCCTCGGTGATCACATCAAAATATCCAACGCCCACTTCGCGCTGGTGTTTGG